AAAACCGTCGTTATCCGATTGTTTGAAATCCAAGCGTATCGCGCAGAACGAGGTAAATCCTGAGCGAGTTGTATTTACTTGTAAAAAAGTGAAAGCTCAAACAGAAATATACATGGACCGAAAGAAAGTCGTTAAAATATTACCATAATGGAACCTTTTATACCTATAAACACAATAATAGCTTTTATTTTATTTTGTGTTGTAATTTATGTTGCTTTCAAAGATAATCAATAAATATGGCTTACCTAAATGTTAACATTCCAACAATTTATGCTAAAGTTAAAAAAGAATATTTATATGATTTGGATAAAAAATTTAATAAGGAAAGTGTTGATTGCGTTATCTTCGGAATGGCAAGTATCACCGGTAAGTCGCTTTTATTCCACTGCCTTTTACCAAATGGCGCGTGCTATTGGAGGCTGCCTATCAGTGCGTTTTTCCAAAAATCGTTTCATAGAACCGAAGTGCCCGATATGTCAGTTGACGAGCTGGAACTGTGGAACTGTTTTAGTTACTATCCTAGTGTCACTGAATTTGATTTTCTTGGTGGTATGCGTGGTAAGTTTTTAGGAAAGGATAAAAAATTTTATAATGGAGAATATTTATTTACAATAGACTGGGGGACACCTGAAGTAAATGAAATTGATACTGAACATTCTGAAATTCCTCAAGAACACAAGTGTGCACATATATTGGAACTTGATAACGGTAATTATGCTGCTCAGCCTAATAATCGTATCTTGTGGAGCGTTTCTAACTATACTACTGATAGATCTTGGCCAGACTATAAAGTGCAAAATACTTATTGGACAGTCGAAAATAAAGATTGGATTACAGAAGATACAGACAAAATGTTTTATGAAATAGAGGAGAAAAAAGATGAAATTGACAGCTAACATAACTTTAGACGAACTTTGCAAAAGTCAAACTGCAGAAAGGAAAGGAATCAACAATAACCCTAGTCCTGAACAAATTGAAAATTTAAAAGCTCTTGCAATAAATGTGTTGCAACCTATACGTTCACACTATGATAAGCCTTTGATCATATCAAGCGGATTTCGTTGTGCTCAACTTTGTGTAGAAATCGGCAGCAGTGTTAAAAGTCAACATACTGCGCATGATGAAGCAGCGGCAGCTGATTTTGAAATACCTGGCGTTGATAACAAAGCTTTAGCAAAATGGATACAAAATAACTTAGAAGTGGACCAGGGCATATTAGAATTTTATAAAGATGGAGAACCTACTTCAGGCTGGATACACTGTAGTTATTCACGTAATCATAACAGACAACAATGGTTGCGTGCAAGTCGAGTTGATGGTAAGACTCAATATACACCTTGGTTAGGAGAATAATATGGCAATAGGAAGATCACAAATGAGAAAGCAAGTTGAAGGTCAATTAAGAGGAGCTAGAGACGACAATAAAAAAGTAAAAACATATGCAGGAGGCGGTATGAAAAATAGAAAAATTAAAAAAGTAATTAAAGGTTTAACAAAGGCTTCAAAGACACACGCAGCACAGGCTAAAACATTAAAAGGAGTTTTAAATGGATCCAAAAAAAGGAACGGGAAAAAAGCCTAAAGGTTCAGATAGAAGACTCTATACTGACGAAAATCCAAAGGACACAGTATCAATAAAATTTGCCACAGCAAAAGATGCTAGAGATACTGTAAGAAAAGTAAAGAACGTCAATAAACCATTTGCAAGAAAAATACAGATATTAACTGTTATGGAACAACGTGCTAAAGTTATGGGTAAAACTGAGGTGGTTAACATTGCAAAAAAAGGTAAAGAATCCATTCGCAAAAATCGTAAGGTCTAGAACTTACGCTCCAAAAGTGTTAAAATCAAAAAAGTTGTACGACCGCAATAAGGAGAAAACATCTCTCAAAGTGGCCACTAAAGAAGGAGAACAAAATGACTAAATTATGTCCAAGAGGGAAAGCTGCAGCGAAGCGAAAATTTAAGGTGTACCCTAGCGCTTATGCTAATGCCTACGCATCCAAAATATGTGCAGGCAAAATTAAAGATCCTTCAGGAGTTAAGAGAAAAGATTTTAAAGGACCTAAACCTGCATACACAGGTAGTTTTATTGATTTAGAAGTAGACGGTGAAAAATATGCGAACAAAAGTCTAAAACAATATTACAAAGGTATGTATGAGCAATAAAAAGAGAAAAACTTTACCTGATTATTTAAAAGGCACTACAGTTGGTGGAGGTCTTGATGTATATGATGATGAATTTGTAACATCTCCAAGAGTAGAATTTAATGTTAAGAAAAAAGGTGTAACTGTTGGAGTATCAGGTGAAAAACCATTTAGTAAAATTGATAAACAAAATATAAATAGTATTCTAGGTTTAGATATAACTAAAGAAGGTGAAAGTTCTTCATTTGGTTTACAAGGGACAAAACAAGGTAAGAGTAAAAATATTGGTTTTACTTTTTCTAAAACTTTTAAAAAAGGGGGATTAAAAGAATGGTTCAAACAAAATTGGGTAGATATTGGGAGCAAACGAAAAGATGGCTCTTACGCAAAGTGTGGCCGTTCAAAATTGGAAGCGGACAGAAAACGAAAGTATCCAAAGTGCGTCCCTGCTGCCAAAGCGGCAAGGATGACAGAATCCCAGAGGAGGAGTGCCGTTGCAAGGAAAAGAGCTAAACCACAGGGAGTGGGGGGTAAACCTACAAACGTTAAGACCTTTACTAAGAAATATTACGGGGGTATGATAGACGTATGACAGATCCAAAATTCATAGGTCCACCTAAAAAATTATTTAAGTCGTCGACTTATTATAAAACTATGCCTGAGGCAAAGACTGCTACAGAAATAGGTAAAGACATAATGAAAAAAACAAATGTTGGAGCTGGTAAAGTTTTAACAGCATTAGGATCACCTATACTTACAAGTAAAAAATTATTATCAAAAGCAAAAGCAAAATTTACAGGTGCAGCAAAAAGAGTTAAGGCTATTTCAAAAGGCAACATTGGAAAAACTACAAAACCTTTAGTGGGAAAAAGTGCAAAAGCTGGTTTAGGAAAGCAAAATAGATTAATAGCACAATTGAAAAAAACTCCTACTAAAGCTAGGATAGCAAGTAAAGCATTAAGAGTAGCAAAATTTGCTAGAGCTGCAACTCCAATAGGTTTAGCTACGGTTGCTGTAACAAGTATTAAAAAAAGAGATCCAGAGGTAGTAAAAAGAGAAAGAGAATTTTTTAAAGGTAAAAAATATAAAGATGTAGGTTTTGAATCAATGCTTAATTATAAAAGCGGAGGTTTGAAAGAGGCAACTAAAAAACTAAAAGCACAAGGATATGTAGGAGGAAAAATGGCTAATTTGAAAAAAATTCCAGAAGGTCCAAAAGGCGAAGGTCTTAGAAAGTTAAAAGCTGCAAGACCTGACGTAACTAGAAAAATGGGTTTTGCAAAAAAAGGTAAAGTCATGAAAGCAATGGCTGGTAAATCTGTTAGAGGTTTCGGTGCTGCAAGAACTTCAGGAATGGGTTTACAGGATGAACAAATGGTTCCTGGTAAATCTATGGATTATTATAAAGACTTAATGTAATGAATTATGGCAACGTCTGGACAAACAACATTCGATTTAAATATCGACGATATTATAGAAGAAGCGTATGAAAGATGTGGAATACGTACTAACTCTGGCTATGACCTTAGATCAGCTAGAAGAAGTTTAAATTTACTTTTTTCTGAGTGGGGTAATAGAGGCGTTCATTTATTCAAAGTTGAACAACAAACTCAAGCGTTAACTGCTGGTACTGCACAATATACTGTGCCAACAAAAGTTAGTGATGTGCTTGAGGCTTTTATATCCACAACCGCGGGTGTAGAAACAAACACTCAAGATGTATCATTAACAAAAATAGATAGATCTGCTTTTGCTGCTTTACCTAATAAAGGAGCACAAGGTCAGCCATCTCAATATTATGTTGATAGACAAGTTATTCCTATAATCAACTTATATTTAACTCCAGATGCATCTACATTCACTCATCTAAAATATTTTTCTATTAATAGAATTGAAGATGCTGGAGCTTACACAAATCAAGCCGATGTGGCTTATAGATTTTTACCTTGCATGTGTTCAGGTTTAGCTTACTATTTAGCAATGAAAAAAGCACCAGATAAAATACAAACCTTAAGATTAATTTATGAGGATGAATTACAAAGGGCATTAACAGAAGATGGCCAAAGAACTTCTGTTTATATATCCCCTCAAACTTACTTTGGAGATGGAGTTGGATAATGGCATTTGCTAGAGGAAAAAGATCATTAGCTATATCAGATAGATCAGGACAAGCTTTTCCATATACAGAAATGGTAAAAGAATGGAATGGTTCTCTAGTGCATATATCTGAATTCGAAGCAAAACATCCACAGTTAGATCCACCACATACAAAAGCAGATGCAATCGCTTTAAGAAATCCTAGGGTGCAAAAATTTCAACAGCCAACAACAGTAGCTAGTAACGATGTGACTGTAGCTGATTCTGGCGGTATAACTGTTGGAGTTGCTAATTTAACATTACCTGGTGATTTTGCATTTAATAATCAAGGCACAAGTGAAATGAAACCTGCAGATCCTTCTTTACAAAACAGACGGAGACAAGTAACAGCTTTAGTAAATCCAGTAACAATAGGTATTTCATAATGGCAATAACTTATACAAATTTTTTAACTCAAGTAAGAAATTACACAGAAGTATCTAGCTCTGTTTTATCTGATACTTTACTAGATCAATTTATTAGAAATACAGAGTTAGCCATTGCGGGAGCTGTAGATTATGATGATCTTAGAAAATTTTCTAACTCTAATTTTACTGCTAGCAATAGAGCAGTGAGTTTACCTGGTGATTTGAAATACCTTAGAGCTGTAAAAATAACGGACGCTACAACAGAAATTTTTTTAGAAAAGAGAGATCAAACGTTTATAGCAGAATTTAATCCAACTGGATCTACTGGCCAGCCAAAATATTACGCTATGTATAATGATAAAAATATTATTGTGGCACCAACACCGGCCTCGGCTTTAGCCATCCAAATTCAATATGTCAAAAATCCACCTCATTTTGACTCAACGACTTCAACTATGCTGTCGGATCAATATGAAAATTTGCTTCTTTATGGTGTGCTGGTCGAGTGTTATTCTTATTTAAAAGGCCCACAGGATATGTACAACCTCTACAAAACAAGGTATGATACAGAATTACAGGCTTTTGCTCTTGAACAAATGGGATCAAGAAGAAGAGGTCAGTATACTGATGGAACACCGAGAACACCTGTTCCGGCTCCGTCACCATAAAAATTTATAAGGAGATAACATGGCAATAACAACTAACGCGATTACAAACTCTTTTAAGGAAGAAATCCTTGAAGGTGTTCATGACTTCACTCCAACATCTGGAGACGTCTTTAAATTAGCTTTATACACATCACAAGCATCAATAGGTGCTGACACAACAGCTTACCCGGGAGATTCCTCTGGTAACCAAGTTGCAAACACTGGTCAGTACACGCAAGGTGGAGGAGCTTTGGTAAACGCTCTTGTTTCAACGCAAGGAACAGTAGCATTCGTAGATTTTACGGACTTATCTTTTACAGGTGTAACATTAACAGCAAGAGGTGCTTTAATTTATAACACTTCAAACAGTAACAAATCTGTTTGTGTATTGGACTTTGGCTCAGATAAAACAGCTACGTCAGGAACTTTTACGATTCAGTTTCCTAACCCAAACAACACACAAGCTATAATTAGAATCGCATAATTAGGAGCCCGGTGTTATGGCACAACTTACTTACACCGTTACCGTAGCAACGGGCAGCCTATACTTAGGTGGTGGCGCCACTGGTAATGTTTATTATTTAGATGGTGTTAGAGATATTGACTTATCTTGGGTCAAAAGTGGAACTTTAAGATTTGATCAATCAGATTCATCAAACGACTTTCACCCTTTATTTTTTGCTACACAAACTTCAAGTCCACAATCAAATGTTTATGGAACAGGAGTAACTTATTATCTAGATGGCTCTGCCACACAATCTGATTATTTCAACACCTCAACTTTTAACGCTGCAGGAACAAGATACATTGAAGTAACTCCAGCAAGTGACTCAACTTTTTATTACGCTTGTTACATTCACGGAATAGGAATGGGCGGTGAAATAGATATTACTCAAAATACTTGGGGAGCTTTATCTTGGAATTCTGGACAGTGGAGTGATCAAACAGATATTGATCTTGATATAACAGGTTTACAATTAAATTCTTCTCTTGGTGATACAGATGAATTTGCAGACAGAGGTTGGGGCGGAAATACTTGGTCTCATGGTAACTGGGGTGAAGTAAACCAAACAGACGCTGCAGTAACTGGTTCGCAACTTCAATCTTCAATAGGTAGTGTTGTAGCTTTTCCTGAATTTGGTTGGGGAGGTGGTGTTTGGAACTCTTCTAATGGTGGTTGGGGTAATTTATCTGACACCATAACTAATGTTACAGGTTCTCAATTACAAACTAATATTGGTGAAGAGGGAACTGAGGGAGAAATAAATGCAGGTTGGGGAAGAAAAACTTGGAACAATAATGAAGGTTGGGGTATTGCAGGAACTTTAGAAGCAGATGGAATACAGTTACAAACTACAACTCCAGGGGTAGAAGTTGATAATGAGATTAATGTTGGTTGGGGTAGATTAGAATGGGGTAACGGTGCATGGAATGCAGGATTCTCTGTTGAATTAGGCTCATTAAGCTTACAGTCTACAGTTGGTGAAGAATTCCCATTTGCAGACTTTATTGCAGAACCATCTGGTTTAGGTTTACAATCGACTATTGGAGATGCACACGAAACGACAGCTGATAGTGATGTAGCTCCTTTTGGTAATTTATTACAATCTTCTCAAGGCACAGCCACTGGTGCTCAGGACGTTAATCCAACTTTACAAACTTTAGCTTTACAATCAAGCATCGAAAGTGTTGCTGTTGGAGCTCTAACTTTAGCAAATCCAGACGGTATCCAGTTACAATCTAATATAGGCGAAGAGACAGCTGAAGGATTTGCTATCGTAAGTCCTACTGGATTAGGTATGGCCTTTTTAGAGCCTACAGTAGACGCTGTTTCTGTAGCTGAAGTAACAGGCTCACAATTACAATCTTCTATTTCAAGTGTTTCTTTAACGGGTAATGCTACAGTTGATTTAACAGGCATACAGTTGACTGGAAGTCTCGGCTCGCTTAATATTACACCATGGAATGAAGTAGATTTAGGAGTCAATAATACTTGGACTGAGGTTGATTTGGCTGCTTAATTTTAGTAAAATAACAATATAAGGATTTTATAATTATGGCATCATCATATACAGCTCTCGGAGTGGAACTTCAAGTAACCGGTGAAAATGCGGGTACGTGGGGTGATAAAACAAATACAAATTTACAATTATTACAACAAATCGTAGGTGGATTTAACCAAACATCAATCGCTGGTGGAGCAGGTACAACTGCCTTAGACGTTGTTGACGGAAACACGACTGGAACAGCTCAACAAAACATGATTGAGTTTACAGGTACAATTACTGGTAACAGAATCGTTACTATACCAACTGACGTTGAAAAATTATACGTTATAAGAAACTCCACATCAGGAGCTTTCACTGTTGAATTTAAATACGCATCAGGATCAGGCGCAAGCGTAACTTTTGCTACTACTGATAAAGGCACAAAAATGTTAATGGCAAAAGCCGACGATGTTACAAACCCTAATATTATTGATGTGGGCATGGTCGATTTAGCAGGCGTTCAAACTTTAACAAATAAAACTTTAACATCTCCTGCGATAGGAACATCAGTATTAGACACTGGTGGAGCTGAGTTATTAAAAGTTACAGCAACTGGTTCAGCTGTAAATGAATTAACTCTTGCAAACGCAGCGACAACAAATAATCCAACTTTGTCTGGAACTGGAGACGATAGTAACGTTGGTATCGATTTAACACCAAAAGGTTTAGGTGCTGTTAAATTTACAAGTATCGGTAGCATAGAAGCTTTACAAGAAAGAGCTACGATCGCAGCCACTGGAACTACAGGGACGGTAAACTACGATATACTTACTCAAGCAGTTCTTTATCACACTTCTAATTCTGCTGGAAACTTTACAGTAAATTTAAGAGGTGATGGATCTAACACTTTAAACAACGTTATGAATACGGGAGACTCAATGACAGTAGCGTTTTTAGTTACTCAAGGGGGAACTCCTTATTACAATTCAGCAGTTCAAGTTGACGGCTCAGGGGTGACACCAGAATGGCAAGGTGGTTCAGCACCTACAGCAGGAAATGCTAACTCTGTTGATATTTATACATACACAGTAATCAAAACTGGAGACGCGACATTCACAGTGTTTGCATCGCAGACTCAGTTCGCGTAATAGAATAGGAGTTAAATAGTTAATGCCAATAATTGGTACAATAGGAGCAGGATCAGCTGGAGGATTTGGTCAAAGAAAAGGTGGTCTTGCACCTGTTGATGTTGACTATTTACTTGTCGCTGGAGGCGGCGGTGGAGCAGGTGGAGCTCGATCTGGCGGTGGAGGAGCCGGAGGCTATAGGACTTCTTTCCCAGGCGGAACAAAATTAACATTAGAAGGTAGCGTAGGATACACCATAACAGTGGGAGACGGTGGTGCCGGAGCTGATGGCGACACATCAAGTCCAGTTTCTGTAGCTAAAGGAACTAATTCATCCATTGTACACGCTGGCGGAACAATAAGTTCTTCAGGTGGAGGAATAGAGAGAGGTAATTCTAACCCTCCATTAGCACCAGGAGGTTCTGGTGGTGGAGGCGAAGGTAGATTTAGTGTGCCAGGCGGTTCAGGAAATGTTGGAGGGTACACTCCTCCGGAAGGAAACGATGGTGGATCCACTTCGGGAGCTGTTTCTAGTCCTGATTTATATGCTGGAGCTGGAGGAGGCGGAGCCGGTGGCGGAGGTGGAAATAATCCAAGTTCATCTCAAGCCGGAGCTGGTGGTCCAGGATCAGCATCAACAATTACTGGAGCTTCAGTCACAAGAGCTGGCGGAGGCGGAGGATCAGCTGGATACGGATCCCCTTGGCCAGGACCTGGAGGATCTGGCGGAGCCGGTGGACCAGGTGGCGGCGGAGCAGGAGGAAGCGGAAGTTCTTCTGAACCAACAAGAAACGGAACACCAGCAACAGCTAACACCGGTGGCGGTGGAGGCGGAGGAGCTTATCAACTAGGCGCAGATCCATCTTCAAACGGTGGAAATGGTGGTTCTGGTATCGTAGTTCTTAGAGGTCCATCCGATACAAGATTTACAGTAACACCAGGAACAAACACAATTACCACTGCACCAGGTGGAGAAAAAATAGCAACGTTTACTGTTTCTGGAACAGTTAAGGCAGGCGTGTAATGGCTCATTTTGCTGAATTAGATTCAAACAACAAAGTTTTAAGAGTTGTCGTTGGATGCGATACAGATGTTGCAGAAAATGGTGGACCACAATCAGAACAAGCTGCAACACATTTTGAAACAGTAGTGCCTTTATCTTTAGATGGAGTTAAGTGGATTGAAACTTCATATGATGGCAGTTTTAGAAGACAGTACGCATCTATAGATGGATACTATGACCCCGATCAAGATGTATTTATTAGTGAAAAACCATATCCTTCTTGGATATTAAATTCAGACAAAATATGGGAAGCACCTGTGCCTAGACCGGCAGAACATAGTCCATTATCAACTTGGGATGAAGATAATCAAACTTGGGTTGATTATACTCCTACACCTGAAGAACCTGAAGAAGAAGCATAATAATTAATATTTAAAACCATTCTTTTTGTAACATCAGTGTGAGTTGTACCTGCGTGTTCTAAATCACTAGGAAAGATTACTAATTTATTTTCAATACTTTTTTCTTTTTTCTTATTTTTAAAAATAGTATGGCCATTGTTTGTATTAAGATAATATATAGCTGTTTTCATCCCAGTAATTTTTTTTGAAAAATCAGTGTGAAAAGGTGTAGTTTTTATTTTAGTTTCTTTAAAAGTTAAATTTACTTTCAATCGTCTAATGGATTTAGGCTGTAATTTGTTAATTAAAGGATATAATCCATCAAAACAATTGCTTACAACTTTATGATCTTCTATAAAAGTATGTGTGAATTGAAATTCACCGTCTCCTGGAACTACCTTGTGATCATTATAATACCAAGGAAAAGACGGATGTTCAAAAATAGATTTTACAATTAAAAAGTTTTCTTTATCTAAAAAATTTTTAATACTCTTTATCATAGTTTTAGAAAGTCTAGAGTGTATTCATTTCCTAGTTCGCCCTCTACAAAAACATTAAAAGCAAGACTAATTCTTTTGTTATTATCTACTTTTGTATTTATTCCATGTTGTAAGTAGGAGGGAAATATAACAATATCTAAGGTGTTAACAGGTAAATGCCAAGAGCTAGAATTATAAATATTATAATTATTATAGTTTGGAGTTATTCCTGAACTAGGATTTTTGTAAAAAGATATTGAGTCTGTTTCATTATTTGATTTAATATAAAAAACTCCAGATAAGAAGCTATTTGCATGCAAATGTGGTGGAAAATGATCGTGAGTATTTATATATGTAAACCACGATTGTGTTATCTTTGGTTTTAAATTTTTAACATCTAATACTTGTTTAAAATAATTTATCACATGTTTTAATATTTCTTTTTTTCTATCTTTAAATACTGTATTTTCTAACACGTGCGTATCTTTTGATCTGCCATTTTTAGTAAATTTACCGTGTAAGATTTTTGTTTTTTCAGCTTTATAAACAAAATTTAATTCTTTTTTAGTTATGTCTTTTTCTAATTTTGAACAATATACTGGAGTAGGAAAAAGTTCTAATATTTTACTCATTAAGGAGTTTATCGTATTTTACTTTCATCGCTGCATATTTATTAGAAAAATCTTCATTAATTTTTTGTAAAGTTGTTATATGTAATTTTTGTTTTTCTATAGTCTCTCTAAGATCTGTGTTTAACAAAACCTCAGATTTTTTTACTTGTTCTGCCATATCAAGTTTTACTTTAAGATCTGCAATAATTTTATCTTTTTCGTCTGTCATTTTTTTCCTTTTGAATTGTTTTTACTTTGTCTAAATTACGCAAGTATTGAGTTTGTATCAAATCAAAATCAATATTCCAAGAGATTATTGATTTAATTTTATTACTTTTTGATGCGGGTGATCTATGAATTAAACTACAAGGAAAAAATAAAATATCACCTTCTTCGACATCTATTGTAAAACCTTTATTTAAGTTTGATGGATATAAGAATTGAGTAGAGGGCGCTTTTTTATCAAACTCTAAATAGTAAGTTCCTGTGTAACTTCCATCATGTATATGCCAGTTATGTAAATCTCCTTTAGAATATTGTTGATACCACATTTTATGAAGTTTAATATTTTTATATCCTAATTTTTGTGCACACTCTTGTAATTTAAGATATAAAGGATCTGCAATAAGTTTTATCCAAGGCCTGCTCCAATCATCAGCTTTAGGCCAATCAGTCTTTTTTAATTTATCATTATAAAATTCAGTTCTATTTTTCCAATCTTCATCATCTGTTTTATTAATAAGCTTTAATAATTCTTTTTTATATTTTTTATGATTTTCAAATTTTACTTTTAGTATCAAATTAGGATAAAGATATTGGCTAATCATTTTTTCTAAACGCAGTAGGCAAGCCTAAATGCACTCTACCATCGAAAATATTTTTATCGGCATTGGGGGTAGCAGCGTTATTATAATGTAAAAAAACTTGCGCACATTCAGCTCCTTTGAATTCTTCTCTCCAATGTTCTAACTTATTACCCTCATATATTAGCATATCACCTGGTTTTAATTTTACTGGCACTCCTTTGTGTTTACTTGTGATAGTAATTTTTTTACCATTTGGTATCCCTACATTTTTATTTGGTTCTAAATAGATTGGCCATGGATCACCGCCAAGATTTAATGTTGTAGATATTTCACAACTAAATCTATCTTTGTGTCGGTGTAAAACATCTCCTCTTTTATATATTCTTGCATAAGAATAATTTGGATTTAATTTTAGTCCTGTAGTTTTTTGCATCACAGGTAATAGTTTAACAAGCAATGTTTCCATTACTAAATCCGCGTAATGAGAATAAGTATTTGGAACTTGTGTATCTCCCCATGTTCCCCACTCCTCTCTATTTTCAGGTAAGAATTTTGTTTCATAGAAAGTTGCAGCTACCTGCCTCTTTAATAAAAAATACTTGTAAAAAAAATCAGCAACATCAGGAGACAAAACTTTTTTTAGTATTGTATATTTATTTTTTTTAAAACTCATTATATTCTTTTGCTTGTAAAGTTGATAATTGGCCTTTAAACATAATATTAAAAGAAACACTTATTCTTGGTTCTTTGTCTTTATTAGAACTTACGTAATGTTGCAACCATGATGGAAATAGTATTAATTTGTTTTCTGTAGCTGATAATAGCAAAACAGATGAATTAAAAATATTATAGTTGTTTACAGCAGGTCTAATAACATTAGATTGAGGTCTTGGATCTAAAAAGTTTATATGTGTATTTTTTGTTTGAACATAATACACACCACTTAAATAATTGTTTGCATGAGTGTGTGCATGAAAATTTTCATTTGTTTTTAATACATTTGCCCACATTGAAGTGATTTCAAATGTTTCATATTGTATATCTTGCTCCTCAAATATTTTTGTAGCCATCTTAATTATTTGATCACATAAGCTTTTGTATTTTTGTTTTAAATGTAAATTACTTTCTGACTGCCAAGAGGGACGATTCGTTTTTTTTAATTTATTCATAATATCTCTTTTTATAATCGCGTTGTCTTTTTTCATGATCGCGTCGTTTAGTGTATAAGCATGAGTTGGAAATAAAGTCTCTCTTATCATTTTACTTCCACTTAGGTCCTAAAACCCACATTACCAATGAGTATCTTTTTCCCTTTGTTACAGGAGTTACTTTGTGCCATACATGACTTGGAAAAACAAGGATTGAACCTTTTTCTTTGATTTGATTTATTTTGTGAGGTACACTTTTTTTTGAATTAGGATTATGAAACGAGAATAAAAGATCGCCGCCCTTATAATCTTTTGGATCAGATAAAGAAACTATTACAGACAATTTTCTTATTTTATTGTTAAAGTTAGGGTCTTTATGTTGATACGTTTCATGCCAAGAATCTTGATGCCAATCATAGTGGCCGTCTTTTTTATAACTAGTAAATTGAAAAGACTCATTCCAATCGACATGAAAATCCCATCCTGCACTTTCATTAGCTGTTTTAACAAAAGGATTTAGTTGTTCATAAACAAAAGGTTCATCCATAAAAACAATATTTGATTTCCTAATTTTTTTTAGATTCTTTAACTCTTTTTTGTTTAATTTTTTTCTTGAATCTTTTTTTAAGATTCTTAATTCTCTACCAGTGATTGCTGTTTTACTAATTCTCTGTTTACCAATTTTCACTAAATCATCAACAAACTTATCTGATAGCGCCTTTTTAAAAAACCAATAATCGTATTTTAGATTCATAAATTTAAATGACTTATTTCTGACTCTTTTAGGTCTCCTTTAATTAATACATTAAAAGCTAAACTAATTCTAGTATTCTCACTAAAATTATTTGGTACACTGTGTTGTAAACCTGATGGAAATAGTAATAATTTACCCTCATTTACAGGTATTGTCCAATTAGATGAATTATATTCGTTATATTTTTCAAAGGGTATATTAAGTAATGGCAACAAAGATGTACGTGCATAATTATTATAAAAAGTTATGTCTCCTGAATTTGCAGGAGTTTTGATATACAAAATGCCACTTAAAAAACTATTCAAATGGAAGTGAGCATGAGAAAAATGATTAGTTTTATGAATTATAATCCACGAGTTTTTTATATAAAGATTTATATCTTTTCTAACACAAAGGATGTTTTCTTTATAAAAATTTATTTCGTGTAATATTTGTTTTTTTAACATAGCTAATTTTTTATTATCTAAAATATAGTTATCTTTTGAGGTGATCCCATTTCTAGCCGGCTCTATGGTTTTTGTTTCTTGTTTATTTATAAAAGAATTTATGTTTTGAGTTATTGGTATTTGTGTCTGTAGGATTGGGACAGCAAACAAAGAAGTTAACTTTCTCATTTGTTTCTTATAAATAATTAAGTAGAATATTGCAATGACAATTTTAAATAGATTTTCTAAATATCTAACAGCAATTGAATATCCTGTTGAAAAAACATCGTGGAATATTGCAGGAGTTTTAAAAGGTAAAAACACCTTTCACAAATTTGATGTGAGGGATACTATAGAAAGAGAGGGTATGCCATCACAGACAGGAAGATTAGATACAAAAGCTGATAAGTTGGTTATTGAAACAGATAGAGAGTGGCTTGTATTAGATACGGATGAAATAAATAAAATTATAAAGCAGAAGAAAAAGAAAATATTATATTTAAACGATATATCTAATCTTTTAGAATGGACTATAAAACTAGCAAAAGAGCCTGTGTAGAAAGACCAGATTAGATATTGTATAATTTCGTATGCCTTTAAATTTTGTTAATATAAGACCTGGTTTTAATAAACAAATTACTGCGACAGCTGCAGAGGGACAATACATTGACGGTGATAATGTTAGGTTTAGATATGGTCTTCCTGAAAAAATTGGTGGTTGGGAACAATTGACAGCCAGCACCATTGTTGGTGCAGCAAGAGCTCAACATCAATGGACTGATTTAGATGGTCGAAGATATGTTGTTATCGGTACCCACAAAGCTTTAATACTTTATTACTCAGAGGCTTTTTACGATATAACTCCTTTAGACACCGCAAAAACTGGAGCAACTTTCAATACATCTAGCGGTTCTGCTACAGTCACCGTTAATCTAAGCTCACATGGCTTTGAAGTTGGAGATCTATTTACTTTCACAATCACCTCAGCTCCTACAGGTTTTGTTGCAGATGATTTTAATGGAACTTTTCAAGTAGTAACCACGCCTGACATTAATTCTTTTACTATCACGATGGATACTACCTCTTCAGGCACAGCTTTAGCATCTGGTTCTGCATCAATAAATCCATATGTCAAACCAGGAGCGTTAAATCAAACGTTTGGTTTTGGTTACGGCACAGGTTTATGGAGTGGTAGTTTAGCTGGTGCAATATCCTCAACATTAAATGGTTCTTTGGCCGATGACGCACAAGGTAACAATGGCTCAGCAACAAACATAACCTTAGCGGATGCAACTTTATTTCCAACCACTGGAGAAATTTTAGTAGGGGGTGAATTAATAACGTACACCGGAAAGTCATCGAACGATCTTACAGGAATTACAAGGGGTGCTAACGGTTCAACTAGATCAGCCCATTCTAACGGAACGATAGTCGAGGACACTGCAAACTTTGTTGGTTGGGGTGAGGCCTCATCTGCCAGCACAGTTGTTTTACCATCAGCTGATTGGTCTTTAGATAATTTTGGACAAAATTTAGTAGCGACAATATTAGACGGAAAAACTTTTACTTGGGAGCCAATCAATGTTAATTCAAACGCTCCTCAAACTAGAGCAGCAGTGGCATCAGGAAATCCAACTGCTTCAGTCATGACAATTGTTTCTGATCAAGACAGACACTTGTTTCATTTAGGTACAGAAACAACAATAGGTGATCCAGCTAAACAAGATAAAATGTTTATTAGATTCTCAGATCAAGAGGACATAGCAGATTATGCTCCGACCTCTACTAATACAGCTGGAACTTTCCAACTTGATGATGGCACAGAGATTAGAGGTGCTGTAAAAGGTAAGGATTATATTTTTATATTAACTGACACGGCTGCTTACATTTCTCAATTTGTAGGACCTCCGTTTACATTCTCAATAAGAAAAGTTGGATCTAACTGTGGTTTAATTGGAAAACATGCGGTTGTTTATGCAGACGGTATAGTTTATTGGATGGCTGATTCTGGAGGATTTTTTGTTTACGATGGTACTGTTAAAAGTCTTGATTGTTCTGTGGAGGATTTTGTATTTACAACTAATAACACAGGAGACTTAGGTATAGAATTTGATCAAGCCAAAAAAGTTTACGCTGGCTACAACACACTTTTTGGTGAGGTTACATGGTACTATCCAAAATCAGGTTCTAACATAATAGATCGAAATGTTACATTCAATTATACTGAAGGTGTTTGGACGACAGGCTCGTTAGCTAGATCGACTTATTACGATGCCCAATTGTTCGATCATCCTTACGCTACAGAATATAATTTGACCGGGGTTCCTACCTTTCCTACAATTAAAGGTGTTACAAATACTAATGGCGCATCAACTTTTTATGAGCACGAAAAAGGTGTTGATCAAGTAAATACGTCAGGAACTACGGCTATATTAGCAAATGTTCAGTCAGGAGATTTTCAACTTTCTTTAGATGGTAACGGCGAATTTTTTACAAAAATTAGAAGGTTTATACCAGACTTTAAAAGAATAACTGGTGATGCTCAGATTACAATTAACTTAAAAGATTTTCCTGTAGACACGGCTGCTTCGTCTCCTTTGGGTCCATTTACTGTTTCAGGATCAACACAAAAGGTTGATACAAGAGCGAGAGGGAGAGCTGCAAGTTTAAAAATAGAAAACACAAGCACAGGTCAATCTTGGAGATACGGGACTTTCCGTGCGGATGTTCAACCTGATGGAAGAAGATAATGGCTAAAATTACTGCATACATTCCAGAACCTAAAGAAACTTATCAGCCTGAAAATCAAAGACAAGTTTTACAATCTTTAGATACAGTAAAACAACAACTCAATACTTCTTATCAGCAGGATCTTAAGAATGAACAATCAACCTTCAACTGGTTTATATCATGACGATACAATATAAAAATGCAGGAGTAAATTTGACAACTACAGATACAACAACTGTTTTAACGTCCCCGACATCCGCTAGATTTTTAGTAAAACAAATACAAATAGATAACGCCTCTGGTTCACCTGTAAATTTATCAGTTCAGTTTACAGATAGTTCAGCATCAGCTACTTTTAGAATTAGAAACAAAGCTATTCCTGCGAATGAAGTTGTTGATATTATAAATCAAACTTTAGTTTTAGAGGAAGGTGATTCTTTAAAAATGACTGCTGGCACTGCAAATGAATTACAAGGTATAATTAGTTATGCTCAAATAGATAGATCACAAGAAAATGGCTAAGAAAAAACCAACTTTTGGTGTTAACATTTATACAAAAAAGACACCAAAAAAAAGACCCGGAAGACACACAAAGAGATTGAATAAACACAAAAAAAAGAGTATGAAGAAACAACGCTATAAAGGACAAGGACGGTAATATGGAAATAAGAAGAATACCTGCACATGCAGTAGAAAAAATTAAACACAAAAGGACTGGTAAGGAGTATAAAGACAAAGCTGAATTTGATGCTGATGTAGCTGATCCTAATACGGACACAACTTCAGCAGATTTTCAACAAGATCTAATTATTACTCCAGCTTCAATCGGTGGTAAAAGCGACACCAAATGAATCCTCTAGGAGGGACTGAGATTCAATATGGATTGTTGTATAAATACGTAGATAATGATCTACTAGACAATTTTCAAATAACTACATCAGTTCCAGAAAAAATTCCTTTAAGCAAAGATAAAATTAATATTCTTTGGCAACAAAATTCTTATGACCAACCTAATTTAATTGATTGGTTTTCCAACAAAGATAATCATAAAAAATACGATTTCTACGTTTTTAATTCACACTGGTGTTATGAAAAATTTAGGATGAGGTTTAAAATACCTTGTCATAAATCTACTGTTATAAAAAACGCGGTTGAAAGATTTCCAGAAAAAATATTTTTAAGAAAAGACAAAGTTAAATTGATATATCATTCTACCCCTTGGCGTGGACTAAATGTGTTGTTAGGCGCGATGCAATTAGTAAAAAATAAAGACGTAGAGTTGGATGTATACTCAAGCACACAGATATATGGTGATCAATTTAAAAAGCACAACGATGATCAATACAAAGGTTTGTATGAGCAAGCAAAAGCTTTGCCTAATGTCAATTATGTAGGTTATGTTAGTAATGAAGAAATAAGGAAAAGATTACAAGAATATGACTTGTATTGTTTCCCTAGTATTTGGGAAGAGACGTCTTGTATATCAGCTATAGAAGCCTTAACAGCTGGTCTACACATGATTACAACTAATTATGGAGCTTTGTTTGAAACATGTTCAGAATGGCCAGTGTACGTTAATTATACAAAAGATTATAAAGATTTAGCTAAACTATTTGCTTTTTCTATTGATGAGGTTTGCAATTATTTATATAAAGGCACAGTGCCAGATTTCTTAAAAAGACAGCAAGCATTTTACAATGACTTTTACTCTTGGGATAGACGTAAATCAGAGTGGAGTCAATTTTTACAAGGACTTTTAAATGAGCACAGATCCAAACTCTAAACCAATATGGTTTGACGAGAAAAAAGATTTAGACGAAAGAAGTATTTTTGTGGCTACGCCAGTGCATTCAGAAGTTAGTATACATTATACTCAATCATTATTAGAGCTTCAAAAGATGGCCATAAAGAAAAAAATTAAAATAGTTTTCCAACTTTATAAATCATCTTTAGTAACACAAGGTAGAAATCTATGCGTATCTGCTTTTCTTAAAAGCGGGTTTAGTCATCTATTATTTATAGATTCTGATATAGGGTTTAAGGCTCAAAGTGCTTTTAATTTATTAGAGGCGAATAAAGATGTTATATCTGTTCCGTATGCTCTAAAGGACATGTGTTGGGATAAGGCATTGTACATGATTAAAAATAACAAAATTAAAAACGTTGATGATTTAAAATATAAAGCTTTTTATAGATATCCTTTTAAAGTCGCTAATGCTGAAAGTATCGAAGTTAAAGATAAAGCTATCGAGGTAACTCACTCACCTACAGGGTTTATGATGATTAAAAGATCTGTATTTGAGAAGATGATAGACAAGTATCCTGAGTACGAAATAATACAAGATAATATAATTAATGGTAAAAATGAAAGAGTTAAATATTTTTATAACTTTTTTGACACGCTTCACGACCCTGAAACTAAGACATATTTAGGTGAGGATTTTGCCTTTTGTAAAAGATGGAGAGATATGGGTGGTAAATGCTATTGTCTAGTTAATGACTATATTACCCATGTTGGAGAGCATCAGTATACGGCCTGCTTTGCTGATGAGTTGATTAAGCAATTTTAGAGTGGTAATATTGTAATACTATATAGTATTATTATGGATCCGTTTACTTTAGCATTAGCCACTTTTGGCGTTCAAAAACTACGTGGTAAATCCACTAAAAGAGCATTAAGAGATGCTGCTATCATTGGTGGTGGCTCTTATGCTTTTGGACAAGCTGCTGGAGCTGGTATGATACCAGGTGTTACTCCAGGTTCAGGTATAGGTAAAATAGGTCAAGGATCTGCTTTTTCTGGCATACAAGGATTATTAGGGACGGAGGGAGTAACAAGAGAGGTAGCTCAAAAACAATTAGGCAAGGGTGCTACTGAGGCAGAAATAGCTAAAGCTATGAGAGGCACAGGCATAAGAGGATTAGGAACTGGTGAGAAAATTTTTGCCGGCACCACTTTATTAGGTTTGTTAGAAGGTGAGGAGCCTGAAGTAAAACCTCCATTCACAGAAGAAGATTACAAAAAAGCTTACGATGAACAAGTAGCTAAATTAGGTGATGGATTTACACCATTTACAGGAGCTCAACCATCAGTGTCTGAATCTTTTGCACCATCAACAATATACGCAGCTAAAGGTGGATTAGCAGAAATTAGAAAATTTAAAGAAGGCGGTGTAAATTTTTTACCTTCTAAATTAGATCATGATGAAAAAGATTTTAATAACTACGTAAGAGCACAAGGGTATGTAGAAGATGGTAGCGGGGCAGGTGATAAAGATGAAGACACTATGTTAGCGCAGTTAGCTGATGGTGAATTTGTTTCAAGAGCTGATGCAGTTTTAGGTGCAGGTATTCTATCTGGTGCGAACCCTAAAAATTTTAAAGTAATGAGAGAAAAAGGTGCTGAATTTTTCTATGATCAACAAAAAAAATTAAAAAGAGTTTACGATTTATTAAATGAGAGCAAAACAAATTAAAATAAAAAAAGAAGTAAGTGTGCTTTATATTCATCCAAAGAGTGTTGATGAATATTGGGCTTTATGTGAATTTAATCTTATTGAAGGTCTGAAATATGATGGAGATCCAATGAGTATAAAAGAGTTAAAGAAAAAAATTAAAGACGGTACGTATCAGTTATTTTTAATGTTTGGATCTGACTGTGGAGAAAAGTATAAAGTTTTTGGTGTTTACGTCACCCGAGTAATGAAACTGCCTAATTATAATCAGATGGAAGTTATTTTACTCAAAGGTGAAAAAAGAGAGCTTTGGCAAGATGAGGCAGCGGAGATGATTGAAAATTTTGCAATACAACATGATTGTAAAAAAATTGCTGTGCATGCTAGACCTGGTTGGCAAAAATTTTTAACAACAAAAAATTGGAAAGTTAAAAGATATTTATATACTAAGGAGTTGATATGAGTTTTATATTCGGTGGCGGTGGAGGTGGAGGATCCGGCGGTGGATCTTCTTCTGGAACGCAACAAAACATTCAAAGAGAAGCACCAGGCGTTGAGTCTAGAAAACTAGCCTTATATGACCAGGCCGCAAAATTAGCAGCGCAACCAGTTTCTTTACCAGGTATTCAAGTTGCCCCAGCTACGGGTCTTGAACAAGCAGCATTTACACAAGCCGGTCAAACAGGGGTCGGTGCTCCTGCTGTTCAAGCAGGAATAGCGGCTGCAGCTATGGGTACAACTGCTCCACAAATTTCCCAATTCTTTAACCCATTTGATCAATTTGTTTCTGATGAAATTACGAGACAAGCAGGTATTGCGCAAAATCAATTAGCTGCTCAAGCCGTAAGAGCAGGCGCGTTTGGTGGCGGAAGCGCTGAAATAGAAAGAGCACGACAAGCAAACATAGGTCAGCTAAGAGCTACAGGATTTCAACAAGCATTAGGAGCAGCGCAAGCTGAAAGACAAAGACAATTACAAGGTGGTCAACTTTTAGGGGCTCTAGGTGCACAACAACAACAAATGGGTTTAGCGGATATACAAAGTCAATTACAAGCAGGTGCTGTTCAAAGAGGATTAGGTCAGGCTGCATTAGAAGCATCAAGACAAACTCAATTACAAAGACAGTTTGAACCTTTCCAAAGAATAGAATTTTTAAAAGGTATCATGACTAACTTACCTACAACACAAAGTACAATTACAGCAACCACGGCTCCCGGATCTAATCCTGTATCACAAGCTTTGGGTGCTGGGTTAGGAGCATATTCTACTTATCAATTTATGCAACCAAGGAGATAAGATGGATAGCGTATTAACTAGATCT